CCCACCACCGCCACAGAAACCAGCTCCACCCCACCCACCATCAATACCAGTTCCGACTGTCGCACCACGACCACCGCCTGCTCCTAAAGCAATACCATAACCAATTGTACTATATGTTAATGTAGTACTAACTCCATCACCTCCATTAGCTCCGATTCCACCCGCCGCACCACCGCTACCAACAACATAACTAATAGTTATTCCACCTATAATGGAAGTTATGGAGTTGAGTATATATCCACTACCACCCCCACCTCCAGCGGTGATGGTAGTGGTCTGGCGTCTACTACCACCACCCCCCCCACCAATCAATGTATAGGTCATCGTATATATATTTGAAGAACTACCAGGAACAGAATAAGTTCCAGAACCAGAAGTTGAATATACTTTTGATATTATATTACTTTGATTTGTCCAGTAAATATTTCCAAGTGAACCTCCTGATGTGAGAAAATTCCCCACTGTACCCCGAGATCCTGTTCTATCATATATACTATATATGATTGTACTTTTTGCATTTATTATACTACCTTGTGCACTACTAAATAATATCTGACTTGATGTATTCAATGACGATGCAGTTAATGCACTTGTTGAAATAGTGAGTGTACTAATCGTATTTGTACTAATTATATTAGTCGATAATAAAGTAATTTGGACAGCTCCTGAATTATTATTATTAATATTACCGCTATTCAAATTCCAGTATCCTCCGCTATTGAATGTTGACCAAATTGTGCTTGTATTGTATGATGTTATAACATTATTTGTAGTACCAATAGAACCATTAGAACCATTACTATCCAGTATACTTGATACTAAAAGTATTGATGTATTTATAGTGCTACCAGTTGCATTGTTAAAAAAAGTACTATTTGTTGATAACGTTGAAACAGTTAATAACCTAGATATTAAATTGTTTGTACTTACTATATTACATGATATTATACTTGTGCTGAGTGAATTTGTTGTAATTGAATTACCACTTAATAAATTAAATGATAATCCTCCTGTAGTTATTGAGGAAACGATAGCTGAACCTAATATTGAAGTATTTGTACTGATTGTATTTGTACTGATTGTATTTGTACTGAGTGAATTTGTTATAATTATATTACCCAATATATTATTGAATGAGATTGAACCTGACGTATTGATAGATGATGCCGTTGTTAGTGAACTAACCGCAATAGTATTCGTACTAATTGTGTTCGTACTAATTGTATTCGTCGACAATGAAGTTATTTGAACAGCTCCTAAATTATTATTAGCAATTGTAGTTCCAGTCAAATTCCAATACACATACTTAATTGTTGACCAAACAGTATTTGTACCATTTGATGTCAGTATCTGGTTTATACTACCCTGTGAACCAGTACTATCAAAGAGACTGGACACCTGCAGAATATTTGTACTTATAGAACTGGTATATGCGCTACTGAATGATAAATTACCTAAAGTATTAAACAATGAGCTAACAACTAGAGTACTCGTTGTGATTACACTTGTACTGATTGTATTTGTAGATAAACTCGGTTGTAGCTGAACATAACCAGACGTAGGAATACTATTGTTAATTAAAGTAGATCCCTGAAATCCAGTAAGTGCCCAAAGTCCTCCAGCAATAAGACTATTTGTTGGAGCCCATGTTGCATTAACTCCATTATTTATCAATATATATCCATTTGCACCGAATGACCCAGTGCTATCAATAAGCGTAGATAATAACATTTTACCCGCAATTAAAGTACTAGAATTTATTGTACTAAAGGACAGAGTAGATGTATTTAACGATGATACTATTAATGAACTAGTAAATGTACTATTTGTACTAATACTGTTTCCAAGTGCGCTATTAAATGAAATAGTATTGATTAAAGGAACAAAACTAAATGATGAAGTAGCAATTGAATTAGTAGCCGTTCTATATGTACTTAATGTATTACCTGTGGCAGTACTAAATAAAAGTGTACTATTTACATATAAGGATGATACAATTATTAATGAACTTACATTGACTACTGAAGTACTAATTGTACGAGTACTGAGAATATTTGTAATAATACTATTTGAATTGAGTATATTACTACTTATTGAAGAAGTATTGAGTGAATATACATTGAGATTATTTGTCCAAGTTGTACTATTTGAGCTATTTATAAGGACATATCCAGCAGTACCCGAACTATTATAACTATCAATAATAGTTGTTGTAAATAGTCTATTTGTACTCATAGTACTTGCAGTAAGATTATTTAAAAAAAGACTACTTGTCCAAATTGTACTACCTGATACATTTGCCATAAGAATATTAAACTGCCTACCAGCAGAACCAGTGCTATCAATTAAACTTGACAGCAATATTTTATTTGTACTTGTTGTACTTGTCAGAATAGTACTTAAGATAATACTATTTGACCATAATATTCCATCAGCATTCTCAGTTAATACATATCCATTGCTACCTTTATTACCGGTTCTATCAAGTATTGTTGATACAAATAATACATTTGTACTAATTGTACTTGTAAGAAGAGTACTTCTTACAAGATTATTTACCCATGCAATATTTTTATCGGTATTTACAGTAAGAACTGAGTTATTTCCTGTGTTTCCATATACATCAATAATACTGCAGGGTAATAAAGTCTTTGTGCTAATTGTACTAGCTGATAAAGTATTTAGTGCAAGATTATTTGACCATTGTGTTTGTCCGTTAAGGTTATCCGTAAGTACATTAAATTGTTGTCCTCTATTACCAATGCTATCCACAAATGTCGATATTAATGTAGTCTTTGTGCTAATTGTACTAGCCAATAATCCATTAAGAGTAAGACTATTTGTCCAGAATGTCTTGCCAAAAGAATTATCCGTAAGAACATTGAATTCTACTCCTTTATTTCCTGTGCTATCAACTAAACTTGAGACACTTATGCTGGAAGCTGTTATTGTGGATATGTATGGATTATTCGTTGGAGCAAGTAGTCCATTTGTAGAAGTTATTAATATGTAATTGGTTGGTACTGGAAAATCATAATTTCCTAATAAGTAACTATTATTGTTTGCATATGATTTATTCTTTGACTGTTGTATGACAGTTCTTAGAATAAGCGGGGCACTATTGGTAGGACTCGTACCAGATAGGTTCATCTAGAAAATGCAGAGAATGGAATTTACAAAATTTAGACATATGAGGAGCAAAAATAGAGCAGTTTTTTTGTTGAATTATTGTAATGATATTAGTGTTAATAGTATTACACCATCGCCACCTTTTCCACCATCATAAACACGAGAAGCGGTACCACCTGCTCCACCTCCACCACACCCGAAAGTACCATTTACACCACTAGCTAGTCCGTCACCCCCGTTTCCGCCATATGTTCCACCTCCTCCACCTCCGCCCGAGAGTCCCCCAAACCACCTAGAGCCACCCGCACCGCCAGGACCTCCCCCTGCCCCCCCCATAGCACCATATAAACTCTCTGAACCATTTATTCCATTATAATTAGTACCAAGGAAAGCGGTTCCACCATTTCCAAATGAACCCTGACCACCGCCACCGCCACCTCCACCACAGAAACCATTTCCGCCATCTGGCCTGTTTGGACCAGAAGAAGAACCGCCCATACCACCCCCACCTGGAGCGGCCCCTAAAGTAATAGTATAACCAATTGTACTATATGTTAATGTAGTACTAAATCCACTACCTCCAGGTGTTTTATAACCTCCTGTACCACCACCACCAACAACATAACTAATAGTTGTTCCACCTAAAATAGATGCTATAGAGTTGACTATATAGCCACTACCACCACCACCGCCGCTAGGACCCACATCAGTAAATGATCCACCACCTCCCCCCCCACCAATCAATGTATAATACATTATATATATATTTGATGAGGTACCTGGTACAATTAATGTATTAGAAGTAGGAGTAGTAAAAGAATAATTAGTAATATAACTATTTGAAGGGTTATTTATCCAATAACAATATGTTCCATTTGATGCTAATACTTGTCCTAGTGTACCTAAACTTCCTGTACCATCGGTAAAAGATGATACTGTAATACTTGATGTTGAACAAAATGACCCAATCAATCTATTTGATGAAAAAATACCACTAGTATTTACAGATGATGCAGTTAGCGATAAAACATATGCATTGTTTGTACTAATCGCATTTGTACTAATTATATTTGTAGAGAGTGCAGTTATTATAACTGAACCTGAATTATTATTAAAGATATTATTATTACCGCTATTCAAATTCCAGTATCCAGTAGTATTCAGAGTAGACCATAATACAGTTGAACCATTCGATGTTAGTACTTGTGCTTGATTACCTGCTGTCCCAGTACTATCTAATATACTAGATACAAATATTTTTTGTGTATTTGTTGTACTACCAATTCCAGTACTAAATATAATATTACTAGTTGCAACCAATGATGATACATATAATAATGAACTTACAGTCATATTATTTGTACTTATTGTATTTGTACTAATATATGATGTACTAAGTGTATTTGTATTTATTATATTACCATTCATAACAGTAAATGACAAATTAGAGGTTGTGTTTATAGATGATGCTATTAGTAATGAACTAACAACCAATCCACTTGTACTTATTCTATTTGTACTTATTGTATTTGTACTTAGTGATACAGTTGTTATACTATTACCACTCATTGTACTATATGAAATGAGACCAGTAGTAAGTAGTGATGAAGTAGTAAATAATGAGTTCAATGCTAAAAAATTTGTGCTTATTATCCCAGTACTAATTGTATTGGTTGATAATGATGTGTTTATTTGAACAGACCCTGTATTTGTATTAAAAATATTTATATTATCTGTTGTTGCCCAATATGTTGTACTTGGTTGTATCCAAACTGATTTTTGTCCATTTGATACTAGCATTGTACCAATTCCACCATTTGCACCGTTCGCATCATAAATAGTACGTACTATTAATTTCTTTGTAGTAATAGTACTTCCAACAAGTGTATTAAGTATAGTCGAACCAAACACATTTATTAATGAGCTAACTGTCAAGGTATTTGTGCTAATTAAATTCGTACTAATATTCGGTGTATATAAATTATATATTTGTACGGGACCATTGTTTGTATTGACTATCGTATTTTCACCTATTGCCGTTGAATTCCAATATGCAGTATCGGTAGGGCCTGAACCACCACCTGTATCATTTAATGTTGACCAAAATGTCGTTGTACCATTTGAATATAATGCAATAATTTTATCTAAAGCGCCACCAGATCCAGCGGAACCAGTTGAATCAATTAAAGTACTCAAATATAAATTAACAGTACTAATTGTACTACCCATCCGAGATGTACTGAATGATAAATATGTTGCATTCAAAGATGAAACCTGTAGTGTTTGTGTTGTTGTAATTAATGTGCTAATAGTACTTCCTATTCCATTGCTAAATGCCATAATACCACCTGTACTTAACGTTGATGTAGTAAGTACATTTGTGCTTAAAATATTTGTATTTATTGTACTACCATTTATAGTATTAAAACTTAATAATGCAGTACTTGATATGGATGAGACTATAGATAAATTATTATTTACAATTGTTGTTAAATTGGAAGTACTTATCAGATTTGTATAAATTATATTTGTATTAAGTGTACTTGTATTTAATCTATTTGTACTGATTTGCCCAACATTAATATTATTTACATTGAGACTATTTGTCCATAATGTACTTCCACCTGTACTTACTGTAAAAACATAACCAGGTATTCCAGGATTGCCATAACTATCTGTTATACTCGATGCCAGAAGTGTATTTGTGCTAATTGTACTTGCTACAAGACTACTAATAGATACATTGTTTGTCCATACTACATTACCATTTGCATTGACATTCAATACCTTGCCAGTGGCACCCGATAATCCTGTACTATCAAGTATCGTAGATACCAACAGTATATTTGTGCTAAGTGTACTAGTATTGATGTTATTGAGATTAAGTATATTTGACCATACTATATTTCCAGATGCATTTGTTTGTAAAATGTTTCCATTTGTACCTTTATTACCAGTACTATCATATATTGTAGATACACGTATTGTATTTGTGCTAAGTGTACTGGTAGTTAAAGTGCTCAAACTGAGATTATTTGACCAAAGTGTACTTCCATTAATATTTGCCGTGAGTATATATCCTGATGCACCAGGATTACCAGAACTATCAATTAATGTAGATGCTAATATATTTATAGTACTAATCGTACTCGCAGATAATGCATTGAGTACAACACTATTTGTCCAATTTGTATTACCGAATGAATTCACTGTTAGAATATTTGACTGTGTGCCTGGTAGTCCTGTGCTATCAAGGAATGTTGATACCAATAGTATATTTGTACTAATTGTACTTGCTGATAATGTACTGAGAGCAAGATTATTTGTCCAATATGTCTGACCCAGTGAATTGATTGTAAGAACATTGGATTGCACACCAGGATTTCCAGTACTATCAATTAACGTGGATATACTCATACTCGATACGACACTTGAAGAGATATATGAACTATCTGTTGGTACTAATAGTCCATTGGTCGATGTTGTTAAAAATTTGTTCGGTGCTACTGGAATATCATATAATCCAACAACATATGTATTATTATCAGCAAATATTGTATCGGCCGAGATTGTAGGAGTTTGTGATTGTTCTAGGACAGTCCTTAAAATGAGTGGTGCACTATTTATGGGAATAGTACCTGAAGAACTCATCTAGAAAACGATGAGAAAGGGAATTCTCAAAAGTAATCATCCATATATTTATAGCGATAATAATTCAAATCTTAAATATCCGGAACATTCAACAGAATGCCAGCGGGTGGAGGTCTACTACAACTCGTCGCAACAGGGAAGCAAGATATGTTTCTAACAGGAAATCCTCAAATTAGTTTTTTTAAGATGGTATACCGCAGACATACCAATTTTGCAATAGAATCCCAGCCAATGTATTTCGATGGTACTCCTAATTTTGGCCAAAGAATCACTTGCCTTATTCCCCGCAGAGGTGATCTACTTGGCAAGGTTTACCTGGATGTGACTCTACCTCAAATAACAGACTCAAGTGGCAATGTTCTCTCGTATACTAACTCAATCGGTCATGCTCTTATCCAGGAAATCGCTTTCGAGGTCGGTGAGCAAGAGATTGATAGGCAAACGGGTGAATGGATGGAGATTTGGACACAACTCTCGACTCCCGCTGGACAACGGGATGCCTTAAACGAAATGATTGGGCGATTTGAGCCGTATTATCCCCCAAATCTTGTTCCAGGCTCGAAATCAGAGGGTCTCCGCTTGCTTATTCCGCTACAGTTCTATTTCTGCAACAACCCTGGCCTCTATTTACCCCTGCTCGCTCTGCAATATCATCCTATTCGCATTAATATTACACTTGCACCGCTGAATACACTCTTTTGGATTCCACCACCAATCAATATAACGTGTGATCAATCGAATTGGAAACCCGCTTGTTCAACCCAAGTGAATTGTGCAAATCAAATCGTAAGTATTATGCTATGGGGCGATTATGTGTACTTAGATGTGGAAGAGCGTCGTATGTTCGTCAGTACATCCCATGAATACCTTATTGAACAAGTGCAATATACTCCACCATATGCGGTGACCGCTAAACAGCAAACAGCTACGATTTCCGTGGAATTCAATCATCCACTAAAGGAATTTATGTTTGTTGTGCAACGGGATGAAATGCAGAACCGCAATGAATGGTTTAATTATAGCAACCTAGCAATTAATGAGCCAATACCTGCTTATGTTCAATCCTATATGAATTCAAATGCTCCAGCGGGACGAATGGATCTAATTTCTACTGCTAAGCTACAACTTGACGGGTATGACCGCTTTATGGATCGTAATCCACAATATTTCCGCCTGCAACAACCATACGATCACCATACTACCACTCCGGTCAATTCATTTATTTATAACTATTGCTTTGCCATTCGACCTGAGGATGTCCAACCGACAGGAACAATGAATGCAAGTCGAATCGATAGTATTGTATGGCAAATCCAAATGAATCCGATTCTAAGTAATCCACTGATTCCTACTTGTCAACAACGGGGTAATTGCCATATTATCGTGTATGCGCACAATTATAATGTATTTCGTGTTATTAATGGTTTTGGTGGCTTGCTATTTACCATCTAAACAAATGGGTCTCATACGAACTCAAAAAAAGCACACGACACAGTAATGAGCTCTAATGCATCAGGTATTTTATTTTGGCTCGGATCTCAGTCAAATGCAGCAAGTGCAGCAAATGCAGCAAATGCAGCAAATGCAACGAATGCAACAAATGCAACAAATGCAACAAATGCAACAAATGCACAAGAAGGTCAAGACAGTGGCGGATATTTATCATATAATGTATTTCTCGGTTTATCTGTTCTAGGGGGGTTTTTCGCTCTTGATCATCTATACCTCCGATCACCCCTGACATTCCTAGCAAAAATAATAATTAATATAATGTTTTTTGGCGTTTGGTGGATATATGATGCATCCCGTGCTATATTTGATGTAGACACCGTTAGGGTTTTTGGTCTTGGTGTTCCAGGCCTAGGCCCACAAGGAATTGCAACAGGCGTACTCGCAAATCCAGTTCCAGACAAAAAACATATGCGATTCTTCATTCTTAGTCTTGCACTATTATTGGGGGGACTATTTGGCGCTGATTCATTTGTTCTAGGACATACAGTATCAGGATTTATTCGTATTGTATCACTTATAAGTGTTATTTTTGCACCTATTGCTATTTTCTGGTGGTTATGGCGTTTATTCCGCTATTTTATATTTACAAAATCATTTATCCAAGATTCTGCAGAGTATTTCGGAGCACCTCCTAAATCCGAGGGTATGAAAGGAATTGGATCAAGTATACCAATTTTAGGTAGTATTATAACACCAATACTAGGATTCTTTTCGAGTCTTTTTAACAATCCTGCATTTTTAAGACCAATAACCGATGTTATCCAAAGTATCGTTGACACAATAGATAGTGTAATTGAGACTGTAAGATCAATTGTTGATTTTGGAAAAGAGTCTGTTATACAGGTTTCAGATATAGCAAAACAAGGAGTTGATGTAGCAGGAAAAATTGCAGAGACTGGAACAGAAGCCTTAAAGTTAGGTCCTATGGCAGCGAGATTACCAGACACCCTTACATCATCAGAAGTCCAAAAGGCTCTACTAAAACAACAGAAAGGAGGAAGTGCTTCCGCAAATTCTGTCCTAGGATACACGCTCATAGGTACACTTGGATTGATAACCGTGTTAGGATTTATTCTAAGTTATATACGGTCTAAGAAGAATGGAAGTGCGAAACGTGCAAAAGACAGAGATGATGTCCCTCCCGAGCCAGGAGTTCTTCGAGAGTCTAATAAAAAAGAATCCTCCTGAACCACATGACCCTATTGTAATTATTAATTTTACGGCATCTTGGTGTGGCCCTTGCAGACGGCTAGACAAAGATCACTTAATGGGCTTAAGTGATAAAATCAAATGGTATAAGTGTGATATTGACGAAAACGACTATACTCCTGGATATTGTGGAATAAAATCAATCCCCGCATTCCTAGCAATCGTCAATGGGCAAGTCCAACCACTATTTGTTTCATCCGATACAATGAAAGTCGAGCAGTGGATACGGGGTGGATTTAAGCCGGTCTAAAAAAAATAGCACATCAACTCTTTGTGCTCATCATATTGTCTGCACTTATGCGGTTTCATAATAGAACTCAAATATCTAACTCCATTACCAGCACGGTTTCTATGTTTTGACTTTCGTAATTCCCCAATAAAGAAGTCGGCAAATGGTGTTCCATCTTTTGGTTGGCGCTCAGGATGCCACTGAACACCATAAATTGGATAGTATTTGGATTCAATGACCGCAACGTATTCTTTACCTGATTCATCTTGACTCGTAGCTAATACCGAATAGAATCTGCGCAGATTGTCATTTGCCAGGAAATCCCGAGGCGAAATACCAAATTCATGGTTTTCTGCGGTGGAATCAGTATTTTCAAGCCTGTGTATGTATGAGGTAGGAAATGAACCGAATAGTTTTGACCGATGACCCTCGGATGTTAATCGAATAGGATATAAACCATGTGCTACAAATGGCTTAAAGCGTATATGACCTGCAACCAAATATATTAGGAGTTCAAATCCAAAACAAGTTCCCCAAATTGGAAAGTATTCTCCTAGGGACAGCTCGAAAAAACGGGTAACTGTATTTAAAAATGATTTCTGCTTGAGAATGTAAGGAGTTTCTCCACCAGGTATCAATAATCCGTGTATTGAATGGAAATATCCGTCAATATTTTCCACAGGAGTGTCATATGGTATAGGAATAACACGGACACCCTGTTCCTCAAACCAATCTACATATGGCTTCATAATATGAGATTGACCAAATTTTGTCTTTTTTGAATGAGGAATAGTTATAATCCCAACGCATAGATTTTTATGAATTTTACTCGTTTTATGCCGTATAGCATACATTGGGGACGATTGCTAGTATAGCGTATGTTTTTTTACAAAATAAAGTCTAGTTCGCAAACATCAATCTGCCCCGCCCTTCTCGCACATCATAGACATCCCATCCCTCAGTAAATACCCGAAACTCCGAGCGCCGTTGAGCCAAGAACGGATTTTCTGAAATATTCGCTAATTCCAAGTATAAAGTGGGTCGATCGGCCGTCGTAAAATTCACGGTTCCTTCTGGTTGACGGGGTGCGGGATATGTCGTTCCAAATACCGCACCTGTTGACCATTTCATTTCTCCAATATTGAGCCCTGATGGTTTCTCATCTTTGACAACGGGACTGATTTGATCCCACAAATATGGTTCTTTTAAATCTTCACGGTCTCGCCCCGCAATAACTAGTTTCATTCTGTAGTAGAATTTGCCATATGGCATGGTATAGGGCTGTGTAGCATTGGGTAATTTTAAAACCGCAGTCGACGGTTGGTCAAAGAAATCATTATAAAAATTATCCAGCTGATTTTTATCCAGAGCATTCTGACTGCGGAAAAACCAGAAGATACGTTCGGTAGGATGACGACCATCCACAAATCGTGTAACCGCAGCAGTTCCCCCCTTATCCAGCGGAATATAATCAAGCTCTCCAAATGTAAAATTGTTTTCAAATTGACGACGAAAGGGAATCTCAATAACAGATGACCTAAGTTCCTGTTGAATAGCGGGTGGCACATAGTGTTGCACGGTAGATACTAGAATAGTCGGTTGCCCGATTTGTGCTAGGCCGAGTGGTGCAAATTGATATACTGAATTATCGCTAAATCGGTATTGAAACTGAGAAACATTCCAAGGATAAATATTGGGCTTCGAAAGTGTCACATCACTGCACACAACTAAATCCTCTAATTTCCGCAATGTAGCTTTAATACGAAATGTCTGCCACGCCATAGCAACTAAGGGAAACCCAGCATCTCCAGGACACTGCATACCAGGTAGGGGCAACTTAATGCGTAGATGTCCAGGTGTAGCACGAAACTGAATTCCACGCACACCCGCACCACTATAATTAGGAGGAAGAGGCAGGCCTGATTCAATCGTCTCTACAAGTCCACCAACCGTTTGCTCCAAGAAAGAACTGTTCCAGGAACCCTCAGACACCTGTTTCGCTAATAGTCCATCACCACTCCACTCTTGTATTAGAAATTGGTCTTGAAAGAACTGGATTTTTTCAAAGAGAAAGTATCCAATATAATTCACATATCCATAGGAATTACCAGTCGTAGTCGCAGTAATAGGATACTGTCCGTTTATAACTTGTGGATTGAAGAATTCCTGAATACCGTTGGTCGATTGGCTGAGAGAGTACAAGGGGAGTTGAGGAAACCATGTCGGTAAATCAATCTCAAAAGCGCATTCGGTCATGACATCGCCATACGCATCAATTTCCACCTCAAATGTATTCCCGAATTTGACACCGTTAATAGGAACCATTGTTTTTCTCTCGGCAAGATGATGTGTCGAGGATGTATAGCCCGCATCATATGGATAGGAACTTTCTTTGGAGTCTTTGACAAAGTATGTATCTTTTATGCCCCGTGCTACAAGTTCAAATAATGCCCCCTGGCCTGAGGATTGATTGATAGTTGCCATTTGTGCTTTATTTGTATGATAGGAATATTATTTAGGCTTAGGAAATTTGAATAGTATTATTTATCATTCACCAAGTACTCGGAATGACAAATCTAGTTATAGTTGAATCGCCAGCGAAATGTCAGAAAATCCAAGGCTTTCTCGGTACTGGTTGGCGGGTAATTGCCACAATGGGTCATATACGAGCACTAGAACAAAGCGTGGATGCCATTGGACTAGACCGAGATTTCGAAGCAAAATATGAATTCCTAAAAGAAAAGGCAAAGGCCATTAAGCAATTGAAAGAAGCATCCGCAGGAGCCACCACAATATACTTGGCATCCGATGATGATAGAGAAGGAGAAGGAATTTCGTATGCGGTCTGTCTCTTGCTAAAACTCAATCCTAAAACTACACCCCGTGCGGTGTTCCATGAAATTACTGAAAAAGCGGTAAAGGCCGCAGTAGCTACACCCCGTTTGCTAGATATGAATCGTGTAAATGCCCAGCAGACAAGAGCGATTCTCGATATGATGATTGGTTTTACAATGAGTCCCCTCCTATGGCGTTATGTTGCTCCATCGCTTTCAGCGGGTAGGTGCCAGACTCCCGCTCTCAGACTGGTGGTGGAACGGGAAGACCAGATCGTGAATTTTAAGGCATCCTCCAGTTGGCAATTGAGCGCAAACTGGATTCAGCCTACCACCGCCACCGCCACCTTTAAGTTCCCCGCACGAATGGAGGACGATTTGGAGGACGAGGAATCCGCAATGAATTATATGGAGATTGTAAATCCAACCGCAGATGGCAGAATCATTGACAACTCTGTTAAAGATTGGTCTGAGAAACCCCCACTTCCCTTGATTACAAGTACACTCCAGCAACAAGCGAGTGCCCTATTCTCAATCAATCCGAAGAATACAATGAAGATTGCACAGAGATTGTACGAAGCGGGGCATATAACGTATATGCGGACAGATAAAGCGATTATATCAGAGGAAGCTACAAAAGAAGCGCAAGAATGGGTTCGGAAAAACTACAGCGAAGAATTTGTTAATAAGGAGCCAGCTACAGATAAACCGAAAAAGGTGCGAAAGTCCCAAAAAAGTGAAGAAAAGAGCGAAGTCAAAGCCCAAGAGGCACATGAAGCAATTCGTCCAACGCATATGGATGTGCCGACTCTACCAGAATCCGCTGATTGGTCGCTATATGATAGAAAGGTATATGCGCTTATTTGGCAGAGAACAATTCAGTCGGTTATGTCTCCAGCCCTAGGAGAAATCTGTAAAATCCGCCTACAAATTAAGGATGACCACGACTTTACCTGGGTAAATCAGTGGAAACGCACAACCTTTGAGGGCTGGAAAAGGGCTGGAAAAGTAGCACAGATTGATGATTCAGACAGCGACGAAGCCCAGGATTCCAAGGAAGGAGTATGGCAGCGAGCGATTTCCCTGGAAGCTGGTACACTTGTCCAGTGGCAGGATATGACAGCGCAACCGAAAGAGACAAAAGCGCAACCGAGATTCACGGAAGCGACATTGGTGAGGGAGTTGGAAAAATTCGGTATTGGTCGACCATCAACATTCGCATCCCTCCTCGCAACAATCCAGGAGAAATCCTATGTGGAACAGAAGGATATTCCTGCACGAGAAATTGTAGTCCGAGAATACCATACGACCCCCCATATATGGCCGGCACAGGAGAAGGATCTAAAGAAAAAGGTGGGTGCGGAGAAGAGCAAACTGGTACCGACCGACCTGGGTCGTTCGGTTCTCACATTTATGCTGAAACATTTCGACGACTTGTTCGCATATGGATTTACAGCGCAAATGGAGAAGCGTCTCGACGCTGTTGCAGAGGGGCAAGAGCCGTGGAAGGAAGTCCTGCATCATATGTGGCAATCGTATAAGGATAGGTATGAAGATCTGATGGCAAAACAGTCACTAAAACGAAAAGACGGCGAACCATCTGCCAAAATCAAAGAATTCCAGGGAGGGCTTAAAGCCGTTCAATCAAAGAAGGGGCCACTGCTTCTGATTGAGGGTGAAAAGAAGGAGGATACTCGGTTTCTAGGGTGGCCAACGGGTATTGCATTTGAGGCAATGACAGAGGAAATCGCACAGAAGTTCCAGACGGAATCCGAAAAGAAGAAGGAGGGGTTAGTGATTGGAGAATGGAAGGGTCAAGCAATTCAAAAGAAGACGGGTAAGTATGGTGATTATATACAGGTAGGTGATATCTCAATTCCATTCAAGGCCGATGAAGAATTGGAGAAAACGATTGAGCGATTGGAAGCAAAATCCAAGGGAGAGACGGGAATCTTAAAGCAATTTAAGGAGTATATAATTCGCACAGGAAATTATGGGCCATATATTATGAAGACAAGCCTAAAAAAGCCACAGTTTGTATCATTACCGAAAGAAGTAAATCCGCAAAATCTGACAGAAAAAGAGGTGGAAGCTTTGTATAAAGCGGGTCTGGAGACAAAGAAGAAGTGGGGTGCAAAATCAAATAAATAGTAGCGGGACTATGTACCCTCAAATAAAAATTGAATTTCAGATACTGAGATATAAGACGGTTGCACATAAAGCAATTCGTTATTGTTCAATCTAAGAATGCGCATTAGCAAGGACTTCGCATACCAGATGGTTAAGAATGTTATCTCGGTGGAATCCATGCTTCTAAGGACAAAGACCCAGCTACATATTGCGATAGTTATGAAGAGAGGAAAGGTTATGGCAATTGCCTCAAATCAAGTGGGTTCGAGGTCGTTGGGTGCGGGATACCATGCACATACGATTCATGCGGAGCGTGCGGTTTTGAAGAAGGTGGGTGATACTTCACGGTTGGATGGAGCAATAATGATAGTGATTCGAATTTCAAAGGGGCTTAAGGAAGTAGTTGATTCTGAGCCGTGTCATTCATGCAAGTGTCATCTTGAAAAGTGCATGAAGGAGCATGGTCTTAGGCAAGTGTATTACTCAGTTTAGGTATCTAACATACATATATCATAAAGTAAAATCAAAATGGAAGAAGAAAATAGGTTAATTTTTACAAGCCTAAAAACCCAATATTATGAAATAATAAACACTAAAATAGAATGACAACTTTTGTTACTGCTTTTCTTGATTTACAGGAAGATAGATCGAAAGATAAATCAGTTGATATATGTTTTGCGCATTTTAAGAAGCTATCCGAATCTGGAATTTCTCTAGTTGTATTTCTTAGTAAGAGCTATGCATCCCGTGTTGAGCCTGCACCGAATATTCGATATATGTTTATTGAATTAGGAGATCTGATAACCTACAAGGAGGTAATGTCTCAACACCTAGACCTACCAGCGGATAGGAATATACATCATGATACAATAAATTTTCTTATTTTAATGAATGCAAAGATTGAGTTTGTAAAAATAGCGATTGATATGAATCCATTTGAATCAGATCATTTTGCATGGATTGATTTTTCTATTTGTCATGTTCTTAAAAATACAGAGTCTTCATTAAAATATTTACATATGGTTTCACAATCTGCGTTAAAGACTCCGCTTTTACTCTTTCCAGGATGTTGGACGAAAGGTATGGGGGCAGAGAATATTCATGATAAAGTAAATTGGAGGTTCTGTGGTGGATTTTTTATAGGTGATAAAGAATCATTAAAAGAATTTTATGGTTTATATCGTGAATCATTTCCTAGATATCTAAATGAAACAAAAAAGTTAGTGTGGGAGGTAAATGTTTGGCATAAATTGGAATTCGATGGATGGAAATGCACATGGTTTCAGGCTGATCACAATGATTCAATTATTCGCATCCCTTCGAGTACTATTCGAACGGTTGCATCTTTTACGACAATTCCTTCACGGATTACTACTTTTTGTAAGCGTTCGATTGATTCTTTACTGAATCAAGTTGATCATATTTATCTCAATGTAGCCAGATTTTATGAGCGATTTCAAATTCCAGGACTTATACCTTCATTTTTTGAGGAGGAGCCATATAAAAGTAGAGTTACAGTTGTTCTATGTGATGATAAAGGACCTGCAACAAAATATTTAGGTGCTCTAGATAAAATACCGGATAACTACTGGATATTCTTCTGTGATGATGATCAAGAATATAATCCGAGTCTAATTGAAACAATGTGGAGATCCATTGATAGTATTTCGATATATCAAAATAGATTTTACATAATTCAGAATGATACATCAGGTGGATTAATTCACGGATATGTTGGAAATCTAGGACATGCATCACTTTACAAAAATTTACCGACATTTCCATTACCGAAATCGGCATTACATATTGACGATCAATGGATGTCAATATATTGCTTTATAAATAATATCAATATACGACCAACTGGTGTAGAGACATATAATGATATTTTCAAAAGTTTAGACAATGGACGGGAATGGATAGGATCCGATTCACTATTTTCACTAGGGAATCGTAATAGTAAAGTGATTGAACTTGCAAAGGAGTTTAAGGTTAAATTTGTTGAGAGAGGTGCACTAGAGTTTTCTGATTAAAGGTGATTTAATATCTTTGGAAAAAATGCAATAGTAACTAGAACAACACCCATTATCACAACATATACAGTTAATTTTTCCCGTTCTGTGTAGTGCTTTGTAAATATATCAAATGTACCCCAAATAGCTAGCCACCATAGTGTTGCAAGGATTGCAAAGAGAATTGTCATCTATAACTATTGTCGGGTAATAAAATATTCCTAGTGATGTCTGCGTCGTGTTTTTTTATTAGTATGTTTTCTCCTCTTTGTTCTTCTACGACCGCCCTTTTTGCGAGTGCGTATTATATGGTCTAACTTTTCCTTACGCTTGATCTCTTCTTTAAAGAAGTCGTAACATTTTTTTTTATTTTTGTTAAAGACTTCTAAGAGATTGTCTAGAGATTTTCCGTAAAGCGATTTGTCGAAATCTATTGGATCAATATGTACACCAAGAGCTAATTTACTTTCATGTCTATCCTTTTTCTTTTTACACAGTAACGTTCCTGTGCCTGGGAGATACGCACACTCAATAAAAAAATCAGTACCTTTCTTTTTAATTTTAAAAAAATCAGTACCCAACTTATCATCAGTACCCAACTTATCGATATTATAGATTCCATCATTGCTTTTCTTCTCTGGTTTTCTGTCATTATTACTATTACTATTACCATCATTATTTGCAACAACTGTTTCATTATTACTACCATCATTACCATCATTACCATCATTACCATCATTATCATTAGCACTCGCCATATCCCCTAATCATTCCCCACAAATTATTCCTCAAACAATCTTGAGTGTCATATCAATACATAATAGTACCTCATCATTCGACCCCGTCCATACAATGTGGCTGAGAACCTTTCCAGTAAAAGCAGGAACAGTTGTATCCGCACTGCGATCATTCGAACCAACCAGAATGGGGCATGCCGTATCCTCACATAAGGGCTTAATTGACGGTGTAAATGGGAGTCCATTGTATGTGATAGTATTTGTTACTGTTCCATTGGTGACTTCTGACCCTGTATTATCAAAGACAAGCGACAGTTTGACTGGTTGGTCTTTGACAGGTGGGTCGGGTGTAAGACCAAGCGTAGTGGGTCGGAAGATTGATGAAGAGTTGCAATCGGTGACTGTAGCAGAGGCAGTAGCAGTTAGTAAAGTGAAGAGAGCAATGAGTAGCATTCTTTGAATATAGAATCTATTTTCTTTTAGGCCAAAATACAAGTAAGGTGTCTAAACACTCGAACAATAATATGAATAGAATGGCATTCCATAGAAATCCTAATATTGATAAAATAGTCCGAGAATATTATTGTAAAAACTCAAACCATTTTTTCGATGACTGGCACCAAAAATACTTTTCGCTATTGCATAAAAAAATTACGTCGGATGACTGGAAAGATTTATATAATGCTATACTGAAAGATTGCGAGACAATTTTGAAAACGGATTTGAAAGAAACTTCCGATATATTTGGCGTAACACACAGTGAAGCACGAAAAATCCAAAGCGCTCTGTTCGAAGAAACGGATAGTTTTCGGGAGAAAGTCGGAAATATTCTCAATCTGCTCATAGATTATAATTTCTTGTCTGATGATTATGATCTAGAAGGATATGAATTTGATAAAATGGCCAACTATATTACAACCTATTTTACATTTCCAATAGTGAAAGAAGTCTGGTATAAGATTTTAGAACGGGAATATAAACTAATTTTTGATTCGTGATTGTTTACAAGTAGTTGTAATAGACAAAACATTAGAAATTATACAATTATTTTATGATATCTAAATACCATCTCAAAAATCATAAGAAGCCTGGTACAGAATAGTAAAAATATATAACAATATTTTTAATATCGGTCGATGTTGGGTTTGAACCAACGACCTTGTGGTTGTACTGTAAGAAACAGCCACATGCTCTACCAGCTGAGCTAATCGACCCTAAGAGGATTTCTCCCCATTCCTACCATAGAACTAAATCTTTAAGCCCTGAACGCACATATCATTTTACCCTGCCAAGCACCGTAAAATAATATTCTCGCAAGCCGGAATCGAACCAGCGACTATTGGAGGATTGTTTCATAGCCCCGTATAATGTGCTACAATCCAATGCTCTACCAACTGAGCTATCACGAGACGGAGGGGCTATTCACCCCCCACATGCTTTAGTTCAAAACCCCCCTTTAAGCTCTCACCGCCCCTCGTGTTATAATCCAACCCCATTTTTTCACCAACAACTATAAACCGATTAATAATGATAACCGAAGAAGATTGTAAACAATCCAAGAATATTTTGATATATACGGGGTTCTCAAGTACACCCTGGAATCACACAACTATGATACAAAGTGGTCTCGGCGGAGCAGAAACCTGTGTAGCAAAACTTGCTCCATTATTTCCCAAGGATTATACAATCTATATATGCGGTGGCGTTGAAGAAGAACACAATGAATCCCAGGTCTATTATGTTGGATTCAATAAATTACACGCTTTATTGGCAACCACTCCATTTTATGCAACAATTATCTCCCGTTATATCGGTTTTCTGGAGGATTACAAGGTCTCAACGTATAAATTGTATGTTTGGCTTCACGATATGAATATTCTAAAATACGCATGGAATCGACATATTGATATTCACACCGTTCTCGAGAAATGGAATAGTAAAATCAACAATTATATTTGTCTCAGTAATTGGCACAAACAAAACACGGGATTACTATATCCTGAAATCAAAGATAAAATCAAGGTCATACCGAACGGAATAGACACAGCAATATCAGCGCTGAAGCCATCCGCAAAAGTCCCAAATCGGTTTGTTTTTACGTCCTGTCCCGAACGGGGATATACTCAGCTATTTGAATTGTGGAATGAAATCCTAAAACACATTCCTGATGCTACACTCAAATTAGCAACATATATTTCATTTCCTCGGACAGCCGAGGAATCAAAACAACTAGAATATATAAAAAGAACACCAAGCATAGAATTCTTAGGCCGTCTCAGCCCCGCAGATTTATACACATTACATACTTCCGCAGAGTACTGGCTATATCCAACAAACTTCCTGGAAACATTCTGTATAACGGGCATGGAAATGCTTAATAATCAAGTCATCAGTTTCTATTATCCAATTGGAGCTTTGCCGAATACAGTAGGTGATTATGGCATTCCTTTAAGAGTAGGAGACGAAATAGCACAAATACTGGAAGTGGTAAATGACGAAGAGAAGAAGGAGTCTATTCGAAAAAGAGGCCTGGAATATGCACAAGGGTTTGACTGGACTTTTATTATTAAATACTGGAATGAACTTCTAGAGCTGAATTAGATTGAGTTGTTCAAGTATTTTTTTACAATTATCCTGAATTTTGACTCCATGACGGAGAACACCTTCCAGGTATTGAGGAAAAGTCTTTCGGAATTCATCGGATAATAGATCCTTAAAGAATTGTATGTTATATATCCAGTTATTTATATACGATTCTGGTATATCAGTATATCCAAATTTGGAAACAAGTTCATACATTTTTGCACCTGTTGCCATATTCCGTGTTCTTTCGGCAATAATAATCATATAATAGGGGAGCATAAATTCCTGTTCGAAGCGATTGACAAATTGCCATCGACGTATATCATCTGTCTTGAGTACATACTGGTTTTCATAGTAGTCTTGAATAAGCCGATAATAGTTGAATGCGATTTTATATTCTTTTTTCAAACAATAATGGAGAACAAGCTTATAAATACACTCTGCCCGTTTTGGATTATATGTATGCGCTCGTACTAAATAACCGAGCCCCTCATCCTCTTGCTCCAAAGCCTTATAGATATCATAAATCGAAATACATGCAACATACTTCTCCTCAGACCAATTTTCATGCGCTAGTACTTTTTTAAAATAGAAAAGTGCCTTATCTTTTTTATCAGCGCAGTTATAGCTTGTTGCAGTATAAAATGAATAGCGACAATACATTGGATCTTTTGATTCAATAGATTCCCAATAGGCTTTTTCCAAAGTGAGGGCATCATTCAGATATTTATTGGGATCTTTGTTCCTGCTACCAGTTCTACCTGATATAAAATGATAGTTTCCAGGTACTAACTGCGGGGAGCCGACACCTATCTCGCAACTCTCTGCGTATTCGTGAATGACACTGACATATCGCCAGCGGAGTGTATTTTTAAAAAGCAGGGGTCTTATATAAGTATTGATTGGCCCAAATGTAAATGAGTACCAATCCCCATCTAATTTTTCGGGTAATCGAAAATCACCTACGATTTCATCGTCTGCATCCCATACGAATACATAATCGGACTTTTTATAAGCGTGCTCAAGTGCAAGAGTGCGATTGTGTGCAAAGTTCTTCCATTCGGAATTGTGGAGTTCGCCTGAAATCCCTCTTTCCTGGAAAAAACGCTGAATACAGTCCTGTGTTCCATCGGTTGAGCCTGTATCACATATGACCCAGTAGTCTATCTTAATTTTATCGAGTAGTTTGGAAAGTGTATTTGTAATAATATGGGCTTCATTTTTAACAATCATATTAAGACATATTGTTTTAGTTGATTTACTTATTTTACTTGTCATTAGATATGAGGTAAATAAGGGACTTTAGACCCGTATTTGACCCGTATTATATGGAAAAATTGAAAACAAAGTGTATCTCAATAATAATACTGAGCATCATACAAATCTATAGACCGTGACAAAATCCAAGAAATAAGTAAGATGAACTATTCCAAGAAGACTAAATCTAATACTTGTATTTATGTTCTTCGTCTTCAAGGGGGAAGATATTATATTGGTAAAAGTGATAATGTAATGAATAGATATCAGCAACATCTTAATGGAACTGGTTCTGCTTGGACTAGAAAGTATAAACCTATTTCATTTGAAAAGACGATTGAAAATATATCACCTTTTGAGGAAGATAAGATTACAAAAGAGTATATGTCTAAATATGGAATTGACAAGGTTCGAGGTGGTTCATATGTGGAGGTAGAACTTAGTCCGTTTCAGATAGATGCTCTACAAAAGGAGATTTGGGCAGCAAATGACCTATGTACTAAGTGTGGTAGATCTGGACACTTTGTAAAGGATTGTTATGCAAAAATAAATGGCAGGGGAGATTATGTAGTATATGAAGATGGCAGGGGAAATCATATAGTATATGAAGAGTCATCCGATGATTCTGAAGAGTCATCCGATGAGTATGAAGAATGGGGATATTAGACCAAAGAATATTTGAAACCAGCAGTTAGCAATTGAAAAAAAATTGAAAACAACATCATCGAATTAATGAAGAACGAATAAATGAAGTGTTCTCTCTGCAGGCAAGAGGGGCATAACAAGCGTTCCTGTAAGGAAACACTAGTTCCAGGAGTTAAAATTGAAGCCGAGCCTTACATAAAGGCCGAATCAGCAGTAGTTCCAGAGATGATGGCAAAAATCGACGATTTAGAAATGCTGAAAAATGTACTTGAAAATAAAGAAGCGCAAAGGGGACTCGTTTCATTGTACATGCAAAGTCAATCCGAATGCACGAGAAACGGTGCGTGTGGCATGGAAGTTGGTATGTCAAGAGAGAAAGACCAGGGTGCGATTTTGAAACTATTCTTGAATGATAAAATAAACCTCGATATAGATAATACTCTACCCGAGGATTATATTGTAGGGACTTCAAAAATTTCGGCAAAGCACTCGAGTAGCAAAGTCGGTTCACCAGTAAAAGCAAAATGGACTTCCGCTGATACATCGGTAAAAGAAGCAATTGAACAAATGATAAATGCAGAAGATTCATACTATCCGCATCTTCTTCTAACCTACTTTGATACGCAGAACAAAAAAATTACAATTCTATGTATCTCATCCGAAGAAAACAGAAATACAATTAAAACCCTAAAAGAAGATGCCTTTAAGATTCCGAAAGGAAATTCACGGGGCATTGAATATTCTAAAGCGGCAATGAATCAACTTCTTAAGAAAATCTATTTCCAGATTGATATTCTGAATGTTGATTTGAAAAGCGGTGCAAACCCGATTGATAGGAGAATTGAATTGTTAAAGAGTATGGGCATCAATCCGTAATGCCCTACATCATGCCTGTTCTAATCCATCCATTAGAATTTTACACCTTTTCACAACTAAAATACCTATTTTTTTCCTTTTTATGACAATCATGACATTTGAATGTAAATTTTGTATACTTATGTTCTTCTAAAAATGCTATTATAATTTCTTTCATAATAATAGGTTTTGTTGTATCACTCCAAACTTTTTCTAATGCTCTTTTTATCAACAATGGTCTTTCTTCACCTATTCCATGACACCTTTCTGTTGAGAGACTATTACAGTCAATACAGGGAAATTGCTTAATATATGAGCTAGTAAATGTATCTCTTACTAAATTTGTAAATACATTTGAAGCATAATCTTTTATAAAATCTTCATGAGAGGTGTCAATTATTTTTGAATTCCATTTATTACCTTTTTTTTTAATATCAGCTATTCGTTTATCAATATATTTGCTATGAATATTCAGTTCAGTCATTGTAAATTACTTTGTAAATTACAAAGTAATATAATAAATCAATTTTATAAATAAATAATAAGTGCTTGAAATGAGAAAAAGCCTATAAAATTCAAGGGTCTAAAGCCCTCGAGCAAAATAAGAATTGTGGAAGAGGGAAACCTCTGACACACAGCTAGACAGGGATGACCGAGTGGTTAAATTGAGTCGAAAGTTTAATTTTTCTTCTTGATTCCATATAAGGTGGGGGACTTAAGCTCCCCTGGAGCGTATCCACGTGGGTTCGATCCCCACTCCCTGTATAAAGCTATTATTTAGTTATTTGCAATTCCTAAATAATAGTTTTAGAACAAAAAAAGAGCCTAAAGACCCCCTGCAAATAAGAATTGTGCCAGTAAGGTACAATGGTCTATTCGAATATCGGTTAATTCGCAAGACTTTGAATCTTGAAAGCGTGGTTCGATTCCACGATGGACCATTCAGTGTCCCCATAGCTCAGTTGGTAGAGCATCACATTTGTAATGTAAAGGTCGTGTGTTCAATTCACACTGGGGGCATGAATATATTTTGAGGATTGATAGATACTCAAAATAAATGACAATCTAAAGAATTTTTGTATTCATACGGTAGGTGTAGTCCATTAGCACAGTTGGAAGTGCGCCAGATTTCTAACCTGGAGGTCGTGGGTTCAATCCCCACATGGGCTATATTTTATATTATCAGCCAATAACACTGGGTGATAATATAAAGCATCCAACACTTATTGTATATAAGATGTCCAAGCGAGACGCTATGGTTATTCCAAAGTACATTAAAAAACACATTCCTCGTGCCTTGCGGGAGCAAGTCTGGATTAAGTACGCAAATAATCAGTTCGAAATGAAATGTCCAATTACCTGGTGCGAAAACAAGATTAATGCCTTTAATTTCCAGGTAGGACATAATATTCCAGAGAGCAAGGGAGGAAAGACGGAAATTGAGAATCTAAGACCAATTTGCTCCCGATGTAATTTGTCTATGGGGAATCGGTATTCGATTGATGAATGGACGCAACTAAGTGCATCTACGACAGTCCCTGTTGTACCAATTCAAAGAGGATTCTTTACCTGGTGTTGCTAATTATTGTGTGATTATATCCTGAGGAGGAATCATATATGTATTCAGAGTAATATGCCGTGTGGGTGTGGAAAAAAGAACACGGGGGGTACGGTTCATTTTATGGGACGTGAAGGAAGTCAGGTGGCAGATCCAGAGGATTGGGGACCAATTCTATGGAAATACCTTCATTGTCTCGCTGAAAAAATTGGGACATCGGGTAGTCCAGTTGTAGACCAAGATCAAGGAAACTATATGTATACGTTGTTAACAACAATGCACCTTATTTTACCCTGCACAGACTGCCAGGCTCATGCATCCGCTTATATATCTGGAAATCCATTACCACAACTCAAAGGTCTAACAGGAAATACACTCAAAGAAACGGTTAGAGCCTGGCTATTTACATTTCACAATGCGGTTCGCAGTCAAAAGGGTCAGCCAATTATGTATACATCTCCTGAAGAATGTGCAACCGTGTATGCATCATGTTTTGTGCCAAACTGTGAATATACATATTTTGTACAAAGTGTTGCATTCGCAGTTCGTCAGGGTTGGGTGCGAATTGATAATTGGCGAAAGTGGTACAGTAATTCAGAGCGAATGAGAGTGCTCGTTGGAAATATTATTGTATGAGATTCATATTTGTGTAATTCACCAAATAATCCTTTGCGGCTGACTCAACAAGGAGTCCATTTGCCCATATACCATAGTTCATGTATGCATTTGTATGGTCGAGAGCCACATGATAAATTCTGTATGTACCAGGAGTCTCATAGACACTGGTTCGTTCATCGAGGCAAGCAGGTAAGCGATATTTGCCTTCGGTAATATAAATTGTACCGAGCAGGGCTTCTGTTTTTGCCTTCTGTTCCGCTGAAGCAAAGTCATCTACAAGAATAGAGTGTGCTCCAGTAATAACAAGATCTTCCGTTACTTCAGGAAATACTTCCGCTGAGCAGGTATAGAGCTGATCTTTGATGCGGTTTGAAAGAGCGGAATGATTTATATCAGACCATCCAATTAAGTCAACGGCCTGAAATCCGTGCTGAAGCGTTTTTACCAGGTCTCCTTTTTTGAGTTTCTCAATTTCTACATATCCAACATCGGTTAGAATCTTGGATCCCTCTTTAAAGCATACCGTGGGAAATGTATAGAGTCCCACACTTGGAGTGTCATTATTCGCAACATAGAGTGAATTATTGTATGTGGTTATTCCCCAAGGCACATTTACATCTGTCGAAGATAGAAGGGTTGAATTTATAGTTGCACCAGTATTAATATCATATTGTCCAACCGTATTTCCAAAATAATTTGTTACTAAAATCGAACTATTATAAGGTGCAAGGCTATAGGGCTTATTTAATCCCTGTGCGGATGTAATAAAACTGGAGTTTATTGTTGAGCCAGTGACTGCATTATATAAACCAACTGTGTTTCCAATACTATTTGCCACAAATAGTGTACTATTATAGACCCGTATTCCCCATGGACCATTTAAACCCTGTGATGCAGTTATGAAAGTGGAGTTTATTGTTGAACCTGTTATTGCATTGTATTTTTCTATTCTATTATCCGTAGAGTTGGATAGAAAAATCGAACTGACATTTGAACTGACAAATGAGTCTATTCCATGATAATAATTATTGCCCCAAGTGATAAGGCTTGAATTTATTGTTGAACCATATGCACCACTTACATTATATTTTCCAACTCGGCTTCTATCATTGTTGGTATTAATAAATAGGACATAAAAAGTATTACCTATTGCACACAGATCCTGACTATTATAAGTCGGTTGTTGTTGGATAAAGGTACTATTAATTGTTGAGGCCGTAATTGGATTAAATGATTGTACCAAATTGTCGGCTACAAATAGTGTACTATTGTACAGAAGTAGATTTCTTGGAGAAGTTAAATTTGCAGTTATAAAGTTCTGATTACTATCTAATAAATAACTATAATATTCGATCGATTTTGTAAAATATACGAATTCAATATCCTTACCAGTAGATTCCATAGTCCAATCACCGCCATATTTGATATTTCCCGTTTTATCACGGGACGCACCAACAATTACTCCCGTATTTTGTTGTAGAATAGAATAATATTGTGTCCAGTTTGAGGATTCCAGAGTATTACATGCTAGAAAATCAATATTTTGGACGTTGAACTGTTTAATTAAGGAAATCATGAAAACAACATTATCCGAGTAGGGAGCAGTTTCATCATTTAAAAATAATAGGTCGTGATCTAAAAATGTTTTAGGGCCTCCATTATTGGACATAAACACAAATCCAATTCGTGGTATGGTCGTAAACAATTGCTGTAAGAGAGCCAATAAATCCGACTTCTGAGAGCACACGGAGTACACAATCGGAAATGTTGAGGAATTTACCGAACTGACAAAATCCTGATAATCAGGAACTGCTTTATCAATGAGTAATACATTTGTATAAGAATTCTGAGACTTTCCAGAAATATCAGGATAGCTTAATGGCGTCGGAGTAGCAAAAGATAATGTTGACATCTAGTTATGATAGATAATATTTTATATTGTTCGTATATTCCAAGTACTATTTATATATCCATGAACCTCCGTTGCACAGGCCTGAGACCCAAGGTGTGCGGATAAAGCATGAATACCTCCGTATAAACGAGAAACACCTGCTTGTGTACTAATTGCCGTGCCAGGATTTGCGGTTGCACTCGTATCATCCCAGGTAGTGAGTGAAATCGTGAGAGGAGCAGAAGGTGTTGCACCAGGCTCTATGTGGGATGCCCCCGCAGGAATAACAAAATCACCATAATTGCCAGTTTGGTCTTGGCTAAACATATTACAATTTACAGGGAGCCCGTCGTATGTGACAGGATTTTTTCGTATTGCCCCCCCAAACCATTTGGTCATTGTCAGTGCAAATGCCTTTGAGAAATGGCTGTGACCGGATGGAAAGTCAGCAAATGCGGGAGTAACTGAATTCGACATTTGGTAGGGAAGCCACTGTGAGCCATCGCTTGTTCCATTCCAGGATCTTACATTTTGTCCCACATATCGCTTGCGAATCTCCTGAATAGGTCTATCCTGAAAGAAGTGCGATTTAAGCATCCAAGTTACACGAGCCCCCTCAAATAAATGGACAGCGAGATCCTGTAATGAAAATACAATATTTGCAGTGGTGAGTGTCCCTGTAGACACAATACTGCGCATGTATTCTTTCCATAACCAAATAAACATGAGCGGGGGCGATGTTAGACCAGGTTGCGACCCAGACCAGAATTCCGCCCACATCTTCTGTTGATCGGTGAGTGCCCCAGAATATGATAGCACATCGTCAATCTCATTGTCCCGAGATGGAGTTGTAGAATCCGTTGCCATGTATGGCCCAATTGTGCTTAAGATTGTCGCTTCATTGACATCTGACAGGCATGACGAAAGTACATTATCCCATGTCCATGTTAAATATCCCTGTTTCTTGCCCCCTATGGTTAAACGAGTCCATTGATCGGGCTCAGGAAATCCCGCAATATTCGTCACCGTTGTGCCATCCACCACAATTGTATTATTCCAATTTGCGGAAGCAGTTGGCTGTGCAGTGGATGCGGCAACATATCCATCGTTTTGGCGATAATTGTACCAAGCCTGCCAGGCTGATTGCCATCCAGACCAGTTGCCGAGACTCTGAACACTGGATCCTGTGGGGCAATTATAGATGGATGTATATGGGCCAGGAATTAAAATAGGTGTGATGTAATCAACCACGCACATCATCCAGACTACACAGTCGTTGCTTGAAAGAGATGGGGCAACCTTGTTATTCGTCCAATTCCAATTATCCTTGACACCCGTTATACGACTGTCGCTAGAAACCCAATTCCATGCACCAACCATAGTTGTAACCCATAGGTATAACAAGCGGGAACCCCGTGTCGGGCCAACATTCTGTCCAGCCACATAGTTGAGCATTGAATCCAGTCCCGCATTAAGAACATAGATAAGAGCAGGCACAGGGTCTTGTGGTATGGTTGAGCCAGCCATAATTGCGGAGAGTGTATTTGGCGGTGAAACAAAAGTGGATGGGCCAGGTGTATTCGGACCAGAACCAAGTGAATTTACAGCACACACTGTAAAGGTATATGGAGTATTATCAACCAAGTCTGTGAATCGGTATGTTGTATCGGATGTTGAAACGGCTGTCAAAGCATTCCCATTTAGGTAAGGCGTCACCGTATAGGTAAAAGGTGCAGTTCCAGTTGTCGGAGGATTCCATGATACAATAACGGAGCCAACTGTAAAAGTAATTCCACGCACATATCCAGGAAAAGTCCTATAGGGAGGGTCTATGAGGCTCGCATTTACTTGGGGGCAAGGGCATCCTGGGCTGATACCAATGCATGTTGGGTAGCGTGTTATTTCGGTCATACCGCCGAGTTTTACTTGGCTTATAATTGAATTATCATAAATACCAAGTAAGGGTGCAGCACCCATTTGCGGTTTAGCATTACTTAAGGCATTCCAGGGAGAAATACGGGAAATGAATGATCCTGCTACGGCCTGTTGACCTTTTCGTTTGATGATCTGCGATGCATCAAAAATACGGTTGGACATTCTACTTGTAATAATAAAATATTAGAGCCCATCCAGTGTAACCAGTTTTTTAATATATTTTGAAAACATATCTTTATTTCCAATATTATAATTAGTGATATAAGTCCAGAACTGGTGTGTCCCAATAGGATTATTCTCCGTTGGAAAACTTTCTTGAAATACTTTTTTACGAAATTCTAAGGGTGGACAATTGTACCCGTGTTTGATAATTGCAGTAGATATATACCAATCTTCACCATCATCGGATAATGAAGTATTTATTTCTCGTTGACATAGTTCAATAAGATTTTTATTATTTCTTACGCTTAGACCACTATTCCCGCATGCTTCTAGATTCCATATCCAAGGAGAACCATAATATATTCCAGTAAAAATCCACTCAGGAATCTTTTGAATAAAATATGAATCCATTTCAACCTTTATAAAATAGTCAGTATCAATGCTACTATAAAACTGGGGCATTTTAGATGTAATATTTGCTTGTTTATATCCCGTAGCTTTATCCGCATATCCTTTAAACCATATATGAATATTAACATTATCCGCTTTTGAACCAAGGAGTGTTTTTATAAAATCATAATTCAAATCACTGCAAAAAATATCGAGGGACATATTCGGTCCCGCCCATGCTATATTTCTAAGAATGAACCACCAATTAGGATGTGGTCGTCGCTCAACAATAACAAATCCATACTTCGCTTTTTTTGGAAAGGTATGATTCTTCCAGAAATCGTCTAGCTTTGCACCCCATGTATGATTGAGATAATTAAAAACATATGGTTCCAATTGTGTGCGAAAGAAGCTAAGAGTTTCTTTTTCGGATTGAAACCCTCGGGCATTATCTTCAATCCAGATAGAATAACAAGATTCAATTAATGAATCAAAATCCATATTACTATTCTAGAATAGAATATGGAGTTTTATACTCTTTCCATGATTTCCACAATACTCTACACTAGAAAGTGCCGCCTGCAAACAGGCCGATATGCCTCCGCACCGCCAATCGCTACACCATTCTCATCCTTTTTCGCTTCTCCAAAGTATTTCGAATACACCGCAATCGTCCCATCACGACATTCTGAACAGTATGCGCTAAGACGCTCAACTTCTTCCGCATGTGGAATTAAACGCAATATATCGCCAAAAGGTGTACGCTCGCTCGTTCCATCCAGACCCGAAACAACAATATGAATACCGACTTCATCAGCCCATCGACTCACATATTCAAATAGGTCACCAAAGAATTGTCCCTCATCAATCGCAATCACATTATAATCACCAGAACGTACAAGGTGATCAACCGACCGCAGTTCCGCAACGCATACCGCTTTTTCAGACACTTTATCATGCGACATCACACATTCTTTACCATACCGAGTATCACCGATGAAATTTACAATAAGCACCTTGTACCCGATTGACTTATATCGTCGAATTCGTCGTACAAGCTCAGTCGTTTTCTGGCTAAACATACATCCAATCAAAAGCGACAGACGACCCATTTTCTAATCCATAAATATTATGTTTATTCATTGTCAATTTTTATATTGCCAAGTTAAAAGAGGGAAATGACAGAGCGAGTCTGGACAATCGATTCAATTCCAGCATTCTGTATAACACTCGAGCGTCGAAAAGATCGATGGAAGCGATTCCAGGATCAACCCGGAATTGAGGGGCTTGATTTAAAGCGTTTTCTAGGGGTCGACGGAAAAACTCTGGATTTAAAAAACGATGGGCGAGTATCCGTTCTAACAAAACGAAATATACTGAGCAGTCAGCGTCGTTCCCATGAAGAACTTGATACAATTGGTGGCGTAGGATGTGCTTTATCACATATTGCACTGTGGCAATGGATTGCAGACAACGAACATGATAAAGTGCTCGTGTTCGAGGATGATGCAGTTGTTCCACCCGATTTTATTGAGAAAACAAATACTTATATCCAGAATTCACCCACTCTAAAAAATCCAAAACAGTGGGATATGTGGCTTCTCGGTGGTATTTGGGAGGATTTCGTACCAATACCAGGTGATGAAGAAATCGAACGAATAAGTGCTTTTGCATTATCTCATGCGTATATCATGACAAAGAAATGCGCAAAAAAAATGCTAGAAGAAGCGTTTCCAATTCATTGCCACATTGATATGTGGATGTCTATTTTTGCTTTTATAAATGATTTAAAATTAGTTTGTTCACCAAAATTTAAATTAGCACAGGCAGGATCCAAAACAGATATCCAAAAAGACCAAGCGTGTCATATTTGTAATGTACCGTCAAGCTTTAATAAAACGCATAAAGTAATTTCCAAAACCGATTTAACTATTGCAAGAACTGCAGAGGTCTTATGCGTGGCACTAATAGGATATTTTGCATATCAACACTTTATAAGAACTAATTAGTTCTTTCTCTTTTGGGTTTTCTTAAATCCACCTTTCTTGTTCTTGCCTCGTGTATATCTTTTGCACCAACTACTACTTTTTAGAGACTTGACTAATGGATAAGTACCACTGATAGGTTTTCCTGTCGTCTCATTATACTCACAAAATTTTCATAATTATTAGTATAGCCTTTTTTACGATAGAAATCTTCAGCGTTAGTAATACTATTCAAGGCAATACTATTAACTGTGGATGATAGACTTCTAGCATATTTCTCCAAACTTTCAAGAATTCTGCTTCCTACCTGTCTGGTTCCCTTTAGAGAACATAATGTGTGAAGTTTTAGATGGAAGGACGGTTCAGAGTATATTGATGATTGTGCAAATCCTTTAACGGAAATTTCTCTTTTACCAGCTAATTCATAATATAATGTTAAAATAGAAGTTATATTTTGTGTTTTTTCTATATATATTGCATCTAAGGATCCTCTACAAAGTGTAGCTGAATCATGACGTATATACTTATCATAAACAAGATCAATGATTGGATCGGATTGTTGATAGTGTGTAATTACATACTTATTCCCCCTAGCCAAAATATTTAAAATTCTTCTTTTATCTTTTTCAATTGTATTTGGAAGTTTTTCTCTAAAACATCCAAATAAACCACAAAATGACATATCACTCTACTTAGCACCCTTAAAATTACTACTGAGTGCTTCCCAAGATACAGGAAACTGACCCTGTAGAATCTCATGAATCATTGTTGCATAATCCCTAATTTCTTTCTGTGCGGAGGTGTCCAATCGTAAATTACAAAGCCTAGCATATGCATACAAACTCGCAGTCTCAATGAATTCCGTATACATACTTTGTGGTAGGACACATCGGGCTACTTCAGGTGCGACACCACTTGCCAGTAGCTCATTATATACTTTTAGCGCACTCGTGGTTTGCTCTTCAATAATTTTGTGGACAACCTCTGCGCTACCAACAGCGTTTTCCTTCGAACCCTGTTTCAATTTCGGATCCCGTTCACGAATTCCATCTGCATCAGGAATCCAGCATTGAGGATCACTATCTACGTATCGTCGACTGACTTCATTTCGAGCAAATCCAATCGTATGCCGAAACCATTCACGGGCAACAAAGATCGGCATTTTGATACGAAATCGAACCTGTGGATGAAAAAAAGGCGATACGTGGTTGTGATTGGCCAGGTAGTGAATGAGTTTCTTATCACCTTCCGTGAGCTGATTGGAAACCTTGTCAAAAGATACTCGTGCAGCATTTACGACCGTTAGATCATCACCGAATGTTTCAAGGCACTCCACAAATCCAATTGTATCAGTCATTGTCCGTTTGATGGACATTATACACTAAAAAATATAGTTTATATATTCTTTAGACTATCAAACTGTAATATCTAGTACAAATCGTCGTTGTGACGGCGACTCTTTCCAATGTATGAATTGTATTCGCTATCAATCTCTTCCTGTTCATCCGAGCCAAGGTCATCCTCATGGCCTTCGGATACACTACTGAAACTATCGTTATCCTCCTGTTCTTCCGTTGTAACCTCATCATTATATTCGACTGTCGGTTTGGTACGTGATCTCTGATAGCTCTTAACCTTTGATGTTATCTTACCACTTTTGATTCTATCTACCTCTTTCTTCTTTAGTCGTTCCTCCTCGAGCACCTCTTCTTCGGTTTTCTCTGCCCAGCCCTTTGCGAGTGATGCAAAGTTCTTTGTCATTGTCGTAACAACTGGACTTACTACTTTCGGCTTACCTCCAAGAGAAGGGAAATCCTCTTCTGATTTGCAGTTAATGGTGGGTTCTGCAACACTTTTTTGATTGTACTTTGCCCCGTATGTTTTTTTGACTGGAACACTTGCATCAGGTACTGCACTGACTGCACTCACTGCACTGACACTGCTTGTAAGGGATGCAAGCGTTCCAGGAACAAGTTTAGGTGCATTCCGTGCAGGAAGGCTTGTATTTACAAGTGGCTTCTCTTCAGATGCGGTGGGTTGAACCTGATTCCTTAAAAAGGAGGGGACGTATTTCTTGGACATTTAGAGGCAACTACTTATCACCTAGGGTACTAACTTTATATTCTTTATAAAATTTGTAAAGTTTAGTCAATTTTTTTGGAATCATATGCGACTCCGTCCTCTGTATCGGCATCCGCATCGGCATCTGCATCCGCATCCGCATCGGCATCCGCATCTGCATCGGCATCGGCATCGGCATCCGCATCCGATAGACTATCAGAATGAACAGCATCGTCATAGGTAGTCCAGTCTTCATCTTTTATTTCAGGACACCACTCAATACCAGAATAAAATTTAGACTTGGGCTCGAACTCAAACCCCAAAAACAATAGAGATTCTTCAATATATTCATCTAATTGCTGACTAATTTCCACATTTTTCGCAATATCATTATCAGGTGTAAAACCTAGCACAATAAATGCCATATCATCAAACATTTCAGTATCCTCTTCATATTCGAACATACGACTATTAAAGTTAGGGAGAATTCCATATATGCTAAATGGTGTATCAATAACACCTTTCATTGGTATAACTTGATTAATATATTTGCGATAATTCGTATCAGATGGAATTCGTATTTGACGACCGTATACTATGTGGGGTTCAAACCAATCACCTCCCATTCTCTAACTCTAATTATAACCTAAAGTTTTAGGTTATATGCAATAAATAGATAATAATCAATAATCAAATGACAGATAGAATAAAGCAGTTTATTGAAAGCGCAGAGGACAGATGTAATAGGTCAATCGATGAATGCTATAAAAATCTAGATATGTTGTATTCAGACTTAGATAGTCTCAATAATTCTCTGTATTTGTATCGAAATAAGCGCTTGGGTAATACGGAAGATCGCATTTGGCATATTATGGATATCCGAAATCAAATTCCTAAAGTATATGAAGACATTAACTTCTTTAAGGAATGTATCAATGCTGAAAAGCGAGAGATTGCCCGAATTCGTTCACAATATTTAGAGAATTCATCCGACTTCAATTTGCAGGAAGACGAATTTGAAGAAATCAAAGGTATTTGCTATAATACTGCAACAGGATATTGGGAGCAAACGAAACTAGTACAATAAAAATATATTTTTATTCATAGGCAGACAGAGAATGATTTATTCAGTCAAACTTCGTAAGTACAGGTGGTGTTTGTAGCTCAACAAGGTACTTCGCATAGCGCCCGATAGTGTCCTGTCTTCTCATGAGTTGTCTCTCAGTACGAATTTGAATTTGCTTGATTTGAGTTTCTATGTGGTCAATCAACCTACGATAGCGCTTACCATCGATTTTTTTATTGAATTCCCACGTCTTCATCTCCAAATAGGGAATAACATCACGCTTAATCAAGTCGTAAAGAGGCTGGTAGGTGGCACAGATATCATCTAGAATTGCATTTCTGCGCTCATTGGGTAGATCCAATTGAACCACTGCACCTGGAATTCCACGGGTGTTGCAGTATGCCTTATCATCTAGTTTGATTACATTCTGATATTTTGAATAATGTGGAACATTGGCCTTAGTCTCAATGATACCATCATATTTCAGAAGGCAATCATATAGTTTATTGAATGCTGTTATTACTGCCTCATTGGAAATGAGTGTCTTGTTTGCTTGCTTCATCATACTGTAGATTAATCTAAGCCAGCCTAGCGACTTAATGTGATTGTTGCGACCAGGTAGGTTACACTTTGCTGGCTTCTGCTTCTTCTGCTTCTTCTCTGGCTTCTCTTGTGACTCAGCCTTCGACTCAGCCTTCTGCTTAGCCTCCAACTTTCCCTCTGTATCCACTTGTAGGTTTTCAATAGAAGGTGTGCCAGGCAGTGAAGCAAACCAGAGATCAAGTGTGGCATAGGATGCCTTTTCCCGATTGTCAGGGCTCTTGATCTCAAAGATACTCCCGTCTTTTACAACGACTGCTGAGTAATGTGTCGCATTCGTTGCATTCGTTGCATCATTACTTGGATAAAAGCGGAGAATAGACTTGGCTGGAAAGGTGCTCATTGTTTGTTCTGATTCTTGGACAGGTTCGTATCTTTACAGGAATCACCAAACCTATTCAATTTTTATATGGTCGAGAGCATATCTCATTATTCCACAGTATCATTCAGGTACAGATTTATGAAAAATATGGATTCAACTGCTTATAACAGTCATTACTCATAATCCCTAAAGGCTAACCCCACGGGAAATCGTGGCATTTTGTCATTTGTAAGCTCCTGATATCGAACTGTCAGCATCTTACCAATATAGGACGCACCATTATCAAATAGTTCTTTGCGGTCTTCTCGGGTTCCCCGAGGTCGGCACTGGAATGTCTTACCCTCAGGTGTTTTACACACCCAGAGTACACAGCCCTCTTCTTGCCCTTCACCTTCCTTGAAATCCACAACTTCATACTCACTATCAAAGAACTCTTTGTACTTCTGTAAATCCGCTGAGCGGGAGTTCTTGTAGAGCCCGTTCTTATTCCGCAACATAATTCCCTCATAGCCCTCCGCAACATACTGCCCATGAAGTTCCTTCATTTTATCCTCAGACTCACATATAGTTGTCTTGACAAGAACCAAGTGCTTGAACTTGTAGCGATTGAATAGAATCTGGAGATTTGCAAAGCGCTGTTCGTAGGGCATTCCATGAATCAAGTCGTAAACGAAGAATTTGATTTGTAGTTGCTTCTCCTCGTCCCCTGGCTTCAAGGTCTCTCGCTTCACGAGTCCAACAATGTCCTGAAAGGTAAGTGTATCTGAGTATAACTCACCATCTAGGATAATTGTGGGAGGAAGACGATTGATTTCTTTAACGATATGCTCGAGATGCGGATATGCTTTGCGGTTGCGTGAGAAGAGTCCCTTGCCAGGAATGCCGACACATCGGGTTCCATCGAACTTCCGCTGGACAAAGCATGGAAACTGGATACTCTTGCCACGTTTGTTGTAATCGTGTGCGAGCATAGGAGTGGGGCAGTCTTCATCTATACCGTGTCCACGGCCAAGATCTGAATCAACACTCTTATCGTCTGTGGTAGTACCAGCTCCTGCAGAAGCAGTGCCCACATATCCACTTTCTTTCTTCTTCACCCAAGCCGACCGTGCTTCGGATACTGCCTGTTCTAGCGGGGTCGTTTCATTCTTCTTGCCAATGTTTTTCCCCTCCGAAATTACCTTTTCATTCACTTGTTTCTTGCCGTCTACATATCCATGAGTCGTCTCAATGACGCCGACTACTTGGCTTCCCTGAGTACGCTCGGTGACACGAATAGACCACATCTTTGTTTTACCCGTTGTTGCTTCGCCTTGGAGTTCAGGAAAGGATGCCATTTTAGTTAGATAATCAACTTGGAGATTTAGGTTGAAGAAAAATATAGAGAACAAGAAGTTCAATTTTTTTCAGTAGAAGCAGACAAATACATCCTCCTCGTTTTTATACGGATAAATCGTTCGATATAGAGACAAGGGATGCCGACTCCAAATCCTAGAATCATCCACCTCTCCTACCAAGTAGAACTGAAGTAGAAGCAGACAAATACATCCTCCTCGTGTTTATACGGATAAATCGTTCGATACAGAGACAAGGGATGCCGACCCCAAATCCTAGAATCATCCGCATCTCCTACCAAGTAGAACTGAAGTATTGCTTCACGGCTCATTTTATCGATAATTGCCTCAACTGCTTCAACCAATATTTTGAATGGAAATCTGGAGCCGTCGTGTAGTGGGTAGTCTGGAAGAATCTCGAACCAGAATTTCCATCCTTCTGCTCGACAGGTGGGTAATTGTTCGAGAACCTCGCATTTGTATCGGTCTGTACCTTTCTCAAGTCGCACATCAACTCCAGGAAAGGATGCCATTTTAGTTAGATAATCAACTTGGAGATTTAGGTTGAAGAAAAATATAGAGAACAAGAAGTTCAATTTTTTTCAGTAGAAGCAGACAAATACATCCTCCTCGTTTTTATACGGATAAATCGTTCGATATAGAGACAAGGGATGCCGACCCCAAATCCTAGAATCATCCGCATCTCCTACCAAGTAGAACTGAAGTATTGCTTCACGGCTCATTTTATCGATAATTGCCTCAACTGCTTCAACCAATATTTTGAATGGAAATCTGGAGCCGTCGTGTAATGGGTAGTCTGGAAGAATCTCGAACCAGAATTTCCATCCTTCTGCTCGGCAGGTGGGTAATTCTTCGAGAACTTCGCATTTGTGTCGGTCTGTACCTTTCTCAAGTCGTACATCAACTCCCATTTTCTTGTGAGATACACTGAGAACAGAATATCTATTCAAATTTATAAAATAAAAAGAAGGCTATAGTAGTTATGGATATTGCTAAAAAACTAAGAGATATATCTAAGGATGATGCAATTAAATCGTATGAGGAATTACAGACATCATCCATACAAAGTCCGGATTTTAGCAGGATAGGTCTAAAAGCACTTGATTATTTTTTTATGCATCATAGAATAAAAGCAAAAACAAAACGGCATATTTCATTCTATGATGCAATTAAAGATAAAGAGACACGGAAATTTCTAGATACACTGGTAGTTCGGTATAAGAAGAAAGATATCAGTCAGTATGATGATATTGGATTATTAAAAGCAGAGTATCAGGTATTCCAATTGTATTATGGTACAATTAATCAGTTTCGTCCAATGATTGCTAAATGGGTCTATAGTATTTTAAAACCTAAGGTTGCTATCTTAGATTATAGTTCTGGATGGGGCGGACGATGTTTAGCCGCAATGAGTATGAATATACCTTATATTGGCATTGATGCGAATAAAAATCTAGAGAAATCATATGAGCGAATGATTAATACTTTTGAACCTAAGAACTCCCACATAAAAATGATTTTTAAGCCATCTGAAACTGTTGATTTTTCAAAATACAAATATGATTTAATTTTTACAAGCCCACCCTATTTTATGATTGAAGAATATGAAAAAATGCCAACATATATATCTAAAACTAATTTTTTAGAAAATTTTTTTATTCCTGTAACAATGGCCTCTTGGAATAATTTAATACCAGGAGGGAATATGGCATTAAATATACCAGAGGAAATGTACGAGGCAATATGCAAATTGCTACCTAAAATAAAGCGGACTTTTGTTCTTCCCCTTTCAAACAGACATCCTGTGAATACTGCAAAAATGCAAAAAATAGGCTTAGAAGATAAAGAGCGTCATGAATTAATATATGTTTGGCATAAACAAAAATAATTTTATTGGGTTTATTGTGTATAAGCATTCAGTCTCAGATCCATTCAATAAATTTAAGACCAATAGTATCAGACAGGAACTTTTTTTTCTTTACTTCGTACTTGATTTTTACAGAGTGCTCTCTTTCAAGCCTCTGAATAATCCCTTTAAGGGTTTCAAGATTGTCACCATACAGATGCCGAGGTAATTCAATGCATTCGCCATTATATAACGCTGTGAAACGCTTGCCAAATATACCTATATTCTCTTTGGCAATCCTTATAAAGTAGTCCAGTTGGATTTTAAATTGCTCAGATTCAATCATGATTTTTGGATCGAATCCATAAACACTAACTCCAGGTGAACCAAGTACTTCATTTATTGGTTGAATTGTGAAGTGCGTTTTATCGTTAACTTTTGAAATACGAGACTCTTTATCTATTACGTGATCATACCCTCGAGCTTCAGTATAGAAGATAGCATATACTTCGCCAGGTACGGAAGGTTTTAGGACAGATTCAAGTTGTCTGAACCCAGGAAATACAACACAGAAAGTAAGAAAGTTAAAGTCACTAATATGCTCTGCAGATGCAACATGGGCCTCATAGGCTTCCACGTGTCGCTTGTGCATTGAACGGTTAGACTCGTCACGATAATATCTGTAGTTCGTTCTCTCTGCGGTTATAGTATCTAAACGAATTTGAATCTCTACTTTTTGCTCAGGTGTTAGGGTTTGATTATTCTCAATAAGTCGAATACTTTTTTCAATCAGTTTATTGAGACAGTATGACTTTATAGTATCTGCTGGAGTTGCAGGGTTGAGATCACCGATCTGCTCGCTATCAAGCATAAATCGTATAGGAACACATGCCGATAGAGGACGTCCCGACTTCATGGCCTGGTTAAGAACCCTGCCAGGAATAATATTATTCGCAAAGCGTGGGCCGATAATTGCCGCATCAGACGGATTCGGATAAATTGTACGCTCCAAATCCGAAAGCTGAACTACTTTTTTGTTCTCTGGTCGGTCAAGAGTTCGCTTAGGTATGAATATATGAGGTTTATCAGTATTTGCCTCAGGGACATTGTAGAGTCCCGTGCCAAGATAGCCACACATTCGGCCATAAAGGCTCTGGCGAACAACATCTGTATTTGGATTTACACTACCCTCCCAGACAAATCCAATATGCTTCTTTGGTACTCGCTCTCCGCATCGTAATCGGCCGCATATGAGGACAACTGTGGTTCGCTCAGGAGCAACCTCTAGGCACGGAATGCGTACCTTGTACTTAGCAAAATGCTCATCTGCTTCTTTCTCTGTAATACAGATTTGAGTAGTAGATTTAGAGAATTCCGATGTAAAGTAAAGAATATCACATCCACACTCACGTGCGCACTGCTCGAATATCTCCTTATCCTTACTATTATGACTAAATCGAGCAAGTATAAACTTACCTGGAACGATGTTAATCAAAGCTTCTAAATCAGCATAGTTCTCTTCGTTGTACAGATCCGTGATTGTACTATGAACAAAGCCCTTCTCATAGTATTCCTTCACTCCAAAGTACCCATCGCCATCTTTGAGAATAACTTTACTTTTGGACAAAGTTGGACCATATACCATGGCAGATTCTTCCGCATATGGTGTAGCATCCACTGATACAATGTATGTATTGTTGGTAATCATGTCCGATCGAGTGCCGGCCATAGAAAGCCCGTGGCGCTCGAGGAATTTGCTAAGTGTTTGGTCTACAGACTCGACAAGATGAGATTCGTCGACAATAATAAGTGTGCGCTTTTTTATCATATTTGTGCGATCGAACTTTTGGCGGAAGATAATATGAATATTATTCCTGTAGTGTTTATCCTTGTGCCATTCCTCCCGATCTTTTACGCATTGTTGCATAAGTCCAATATCATGAGAACCACAGAGGATATATGTCTGATCAATGAGGTTGGCCTCAAACATCTGTGTGATAAGTGTATGGTATGTCCCTGCTTTACCAGACTGCTCATTCGCACGAAGAAGAACATAACGGATGCATAGCATAGTAAAGATGGTGAATATCTCGTTAGATGCGATGACCTGGTTCTTATAAGGTATGGGCACTACTGATTTGATCTCAGACTCTGTGCTAAGTCTTTGTTGATTACTTTCCTTTATGATTGTCTCAACGATGGCACATTCTTCTGAAATGCTAGTATTGATTGATATTGACATTTCAGGTGTCTTGGAGGAAAAGCTTGGAGAAATAATACCATCTCAGAATTATTGCAAATCAAAATTCAATTTTTTAGACCAAGAGGCATTTAAAAATGCCAAGCGGTCTAAGAAAATTGAACACATAATTGGATCTTAGATTAGGATAATTATGTGTTTCACAGGCGAATGTCGAATCCGAATGGCAAATGGAGGGTACAAATATGTCATGGAGCTTCAACCTGATGAACGAGTATGGGGAGGTCATAGAATCGTTACAATTGTCACAACTCCCGTTCATAAGGATGTGGACATGATTACATTTCATCAGGGTCTAAAAATAACACCGTGGCATCCTATGAAATTGCGACCTGACCTTGTGTGGGTATTTCCCGTGAATGTTGGTATTAAGAAACGCATGTATGTGGATTTATATTATAATCTAGTACTTGACTCAGGCCATATACTAGAGTTAAATGACTTTCCAGTTGTAACTTTAGGGCATGAACTTGGAGATAATGAAGTGGTTACTCATCCGTATTATGGTACATATTTAGTAGTAGAGGACTTGAAGAAACATCCGAAATGGAAGTCTGGATTTATTGTTCTTGGTTCAGAGAGTAAGGTCATACGCTTTGAAAAAGGATTGCTTGAAGGAGTCAAATAGTTCTAACAAAAATATAAATATTTATTGCGTTTATTGTGTTTATTGTGTTTATTGTGTTTATTGTGTTTATTGTATTTATTTATTTTTATTGTGTCTATTGTGTTTATTGTGTTTATTGTGTTTATTGTGTTTATTGTGCCAATCCGACCATCTAACCAACCGTTGCGGTTGCCTGAGTAGTGCCTCGTAGCTCCTCGAGCGTCTTGGTCGTCCCATCACGCACAACGGAGCAGAGCCTCCATGGTGCAATGGTGAAAGTACGCTTGATGTGCCCGCCGGTCTTGAGGTCGTCAATGAACTTGTAGAGAATCTCACCAGGCTTGGCGGACTTCATACCAACAAGTGACGACACCAGCTTGCACTCCGTGACAGCCAGATCCGTCCCGTCAAAGGTTGCCAGTGCGGTAGCATAGCTCTCCTCAGCATCATCCTCCTCCTTAGGGAGGCGAACGGAGAGAGTGACCTTCTCGTCTGCCTTGAGGACATCAGATAGGGTCATTGTGGGACGAGGGGCACTCCGCTCAGTTGCACGGTATGCGGGGCCAGGCCCAGCTGCCACACGAGGGCGCCGAACTGCCTTGGCTTCGTATGAAGCACGCTGTCCTCCCTGGCGAGGACCCGACAGAGGAACCGATGCTTTCATTGAAGCGTAGACAGATGGTAGGCTGATCGTGTGACCCACAAAGCGCTCCACCTCTGACTTGAGGCTGGCAATGACTGCTTCCTGATTAGTCATACGCATCTGGAGGGCAGTGACCTGGGCTAGGAGGATAGGAGTGTAATCAACATCGTTAGACATTTTACTTGGATTGATTCTAAAAGGGCACTGACTCAATAGTCGAGGATTTCACCGTCAATTTTTATTTTTTGGGTCAGACCTAAATGCTCTGTGCTATTTTAGTAGTTGGCCTTTGAAGCATAAAAAATACATATTTTTATTGTGTTTATTGTTTTTATTGTGTTCTATATATGCATTGTGCACTTAGAATACTGAAAACAGCCCAGTCATCTCAAGGGCAAACGCTGACATCTTCGCATACCGACTCTGTCGCTTTTGCGCTGTTTTTTGCGTTGCTTCGCCCAACTGCTTCTTCATGAGCCAATCCTTGTACAACTCCATAACATCATGCGTGAAGACGAGGTTGTACTTCCTGAAGATGCCCATCATCAGGTTCTTGCGTTTAATATCCTCGTTGAGGAACTCATTGATGTATTCCATCATGAGAGCGGTTGCAGATACTGGGATCTTCCCCGTCGATGTATGTATGTGATTCCGAGCAAATACTCGGAAATTCTCAATGAACGTTTCATCACGAATGGGCATACCCATTCGCTTTGCAACGATGCGAAAGAGACTTACACATGCAGGTGAAGCGATGGACTTGAGAACCTCCGTCTTCGTCTTCTCCTCAAGAAACTTCTTCATGATGTCCTGTGGAGGGTCAATCGGCTTCCAGAGAGCACGAAGGAGTTTGTTGGCTGCGAGCACAAGTGGCTCGTTGTTCGGCTCGAGCACCTTCACCTTATAGCACTTCTTAACAATCTCTGCGTTGAACTTGGGGTGCTTGAAAATGAAGGTGAGTGAATCAGGCTCAGACATGAACTTAAACAGGTCAATCGCTGCAGCGATCCTGTCTGCCTTGGTGGTGGCTTTCTCCCAGACAGCTATCATGCTATGCATGATATTCATAGCAGAATGATCTGCTGCGCACATGTTATCGGCTAGCCGACGCTGACTCTCATTAGTCAATCCACCGAATTGACTGCTTGGACTGCTTTGACTGCTTGGACTGCTTGGACTGCTTGGACTGCTTGCAACACTCATTTTTCTTGGATTTGTCTAGCACATAGATATTATTCGTGACCCGATCGATTCAATTTTTTTTGTTAGACCGCTATGAAAAATATAGTCATTGTTTTCTTTTTTTTATTGCACTGACAGACCATATATGCATACATTTATAGGACTTTACCGATCATCTTCTCGATCGCTGTCCGCAGCGCAATAATACGCTGATCCGACTCACGAATATAGGAATCGAGAGCATTCTTGACTTCCTCTATGGCGGAAGAATCAATATGCGATTTCGTATCAGGTGATACAGTAGTCGGCGGACTAGGATCAAAGATCTTAGTGTAGTCTGCCTCAGCCTCATCATTGATTCTACGCCACTCAACATCCTGAGGCTTCTTTTCCTCCCGAAGAAGCCGCCGCTTCTCCATCACCTCTGTTCGGATCTTCTGCCAGTTCTCATTACGATCATGCGCTTTTTGCATTAAAGCCACGTGCTCGGCCTGAAGAATAGGTCGAAGATCACTCTCAATGTGAAGGAGAAGATCATAAAGAGGTTGCGTCAAGTTGATGTTCTTGGGCGTATACCGTGTATATACTACACACCATGCCTTGATTATGGTATATGAAAGATATCTAATATTACCATCGACAGAGTAGGCATCGAAAGGTGCCTTGATTGAAGGATTTGCCGATGGAGGTGAGGATTCTAAGATTGAATCAATCTCATAGAACTTCGCCATTGCCGTTTCATCAAGTAGAACCCGCATCTTGAGAAACTCGAAAAGCCTACGAACCGGCCCAAAGCGTGAACGGTAGGTCTCAGCGCTGTCCTGGAGCCAAATCTTGATGACCTCGGATCCATGGATGGGCTTGGGAGTGCGTGGAGAGCGACGGAGCATCTTTATTGACTAACTTGGAGTAGTAGATTTATACCTGGAGTACAAGTTATTCCTAGAACACATTTTGCTTCAATTTTATTCTCTAAAAAAATTGAAGCGATGGACTCCCGAGATATAGGGTGTGTCCCCCTCTCCTAGCATAATAGAATTCTCCTTGAGTATTCTATAATCCAAGCCACAAGAATGTCCATTCCAAGCTTCAAGCAAGTATTGATGAGTAGGAACAATACTCCGTCGAAAAAGGCCTTTTGCCCTAAGAACCCTAGTTTGGGTCTGAGGGCGAAAGCGCTTGACAACACCCTCACAAGGCTCTTTGCTACTACTGCAAAGCCTGTGAAGCCAGAAGTGCAGAGTGCACCCAGCCCTGCCCCGTGTGAAAAGAGGACAAAGATGATAACCCGCAAGATCTGCATCTGGGAGAAGGAGCATATCGTGCGCCTCCCAGAGGGGTTTGACATCTACGAGGGTCTCAGCCTCTGGTACCCTGACCTCTACATGGCGGTTCTTGAGGAGGACGAGTACCATCGATGGATGGATAAGTACAGGAAGGAAGAGGATGACATCATAGCGAAGATGGACGGGTGGAGGGCAGCGGAAGCGCAAGAAAGCTATGCCGATTACATGGAGTGGCTGTATGATGATTGAAACTGGACTAAATAAAAACAAATAAAAGCAATAAAACAGTTAAAAACAATAAAACCAACAAAACCAATAAAAATTTTTACTGTTTTTACTGCTTTTATTGCTTTTACTGTTTTTATTGCTTTTACTGCACGAACCACCTAAGACATCTCGTGAATCAAGTCAACACGACCTGGTCGAATGTAGGATGCATCCATTCCGTTGATGAAGTCAGGATTGCGATTGGACGTCATTAGAATAATTGTCCAAGGGTACATCCCATATGAGAATTCATCGAGCAGGGTATTCCAACCCTGTTTATCGGCAACAGGAATAGGAATATTTTTATGCGGTGTAATTCCGCTGTGAATATTGATGAGTGCGGTGTCAATCTCATCAAAGAGTACCACCAGAGGATTTTCATTGCTAGGGTTTGCTTCAGAATGAACTCGAGCAAGGGTGTCGCCAGGTTGCCACGGTCTCAGATTGTTACAGTAGGTGGCATCGAGTTTATTGGCAAGTAGCAGACCAACAATCGACTTACCAGAACCAGGCGGACCATGTACAAATGCTACACAATGATTCTTGGCAGTAAAGGTTTCTTCGATGAGCCGAATAAGTTCCAATTGTTGAGTGCGGGGTCTGAAGGAGACGATTATGGAGCGCCGAGTAAAATCTACGTGGTAGAAACTACCTGTACGCTGAATGATAGTGATTTCCTTTTTGCCCCTATCCTTTCCCTGATGAACCGCACTACTGGTCTTGCCTGCATCATCTGAATCGGATTCTGAAACAGAGGAAGAAGTGTCAATTGTGGGTTGTTGTGTGAGACGGTCGTAAGACGCTTCTGTAGCAATCATCCAGATATCAACCGTTTCAGGGCAGTCTGAGTAACGGCGGGATTCGATATGAAGGATGAACCACTTGCCGATAGACCAGCCAGACGGGCGATTCTTCCCTTCTGATGAAGTGAAGTTCGTAATGCGTTTCTGGATACGACGACCGACCTCCAAGTCCCGAATGGTGTACTGGCGGATGCCGAGTACAGGAACGAGAAACAGGAGGAGAATGATCCATGGAAATGAGCCGAGTAGTGTCGTAAGTGACCAACTGGCAACGTATGTCCACATGGAGGGGGCAAAGAAAGAAGGAGGAATCATTTTCATGGATTTTGCTTGGACTAACACAAATTGAGTGGGTAATCTATTTCAATTTTTTCCAGGATTGTGGTCTAACAAAAAATGTTTTTTTGTTTTGTTTTTTGTGTGTTTTGTTTTGTTTTGTTTTGTTTTCTTTTGTTTTGTGTTTTTGTGTTTCGCTTGGC